TTACTTCTCACGTACTGTTAAATCATTAAGGGTTTTAAAGTCATCAAGTCCTTTTCTCATTTGCTCACACGCATCTACAAAACCATTATAATTAACGCTTCTATCTTCCTCATTCAGCAGCCTGATTCTTTCATTAAACACAAACAAACAATTTTCTAAGCGTGTATATATTTTATCATAATAATAAACCTCGAATTCCTTCATAAATTAATTACCTCACTTATACAGTCATTTCTTGTTGCCCTCATTGGCATAAATAGGTATAATTCAGTTGGGCATTACCCTTTAGGGTAATTCTATAAGAAGCCAAATGCTCTGGGGAGGGTAGCTGGCTTCTTATTATTTTGTTTTTTGATTTTTGGGTTTCTTTGTTTTTTTGATCCTTTAATTTCTTTGATCTGATTTTGTTTTCTTCGCCTTCAGAGATTTAACTTTCTAGTCCATCATCCTTCCAAAACGCGCATTTCATTCTGACTCATAGCCATACCTTTAATCGTAATCCTGCTCAGCATAAATCCTATTGCTTCATCCCAATATTACTACCCTTTAAGAACATACATTTCTTATATATTAGAACATATGTTCTGATATTGTTCAAGGGGTAATTTGTCGAATATCCTCTACGTTCAGTTTCCGCCAGCTGCCAAGATCTTCTGTAATTTTAATGTATGTCTATAGACGGAATTTCCTGATGTTTGTCGGAAAAGCGAAAAATATCTCTATTAAGAAATGATTTTAAGTCTTATCCATGATCTATTTCCTTATGATTCTTAATTTGTACCGGGATAGACTTTTTGTCCAGGCTCATCAAATAACTTTTTGCTTCCTCATATAATTCATAGGCCAGCTCAACAAACATCTTATAGGTGATAAACATCTTTATATACTTAGGCAGCAGTTGGTACCCTCTCTCGACCACAAATCTAAACTTCTCTTCACCCGTCTGCAATGCATACTCTTCTGCTTGCTTTTCCAATCTCAACATCAGCGAAAGTAATATCTTTCCCGCTTTCGCCCTTCCCTGGCTGACCAGACAAATAATAAAGGCTGCCACAACAAGCAGCAGCCCCCAAAAATCCTGAACATAACCATATGCAGTTTCCATAGCCCATTCCCCCCTTATAATCCTAACTTTGCCGTCTCGATTCGATCACTTCCGGCATAGTAGTAGTTCCCGTTACCGTTTGTGACCAATATCCCAATCCAGTGCTTATTCTTGGCATGAACTTCATCGACAAAGGCCTTATGGATCATCGGGCATTTCAATTTAAAGCTGAGCAAAAGCGCGGTCCCTACATCTCCATCGGCATAAATCACAAGATTATCCACCTCATTCTCTCCTTTCAAATCCGCAAATAATCTTACCCACGGAAATTTAGTTCCTGGGCAATTCGGCCTATTGACACTGTCAATGCGATAATGGCCGATTATATGATTTATATCCAGTATCCTCATCTTTGACCAGCTGTAATATACGACCGTTTCTTAGGACTAGGTAATGTGCACTTACTTGGGATTGTGGGTTCTGCATCCAGCTTAAACAGCCAGGATAATAACCGGCAGTGGTATGGGCCACAATGGCCAGCGGCTTGCGGCCATTGCGCCCGGATCTAAAGTTCGGTGTACCTACCCATTCAATTTGTGGCGTTTAACTTACTCTCCTTTCTGCTCGATGCGGTCAATCCTCTTGTGAGCTTGTTTGGATGATTCTTCAACTCGGCTAAGGCGTTCGCCCATGGTATCCATGCGTTGCCCTTGTGCCCGCTGCTCTATCCGGATATCGTCTACCCCACGTTTTAAATATTCCATGTCCGTCCGGATTACTGTATCTATTTCTGCATCTTTTCTTACTTCGTTTTTAGCTTCCTTTGCCCTTGCCGACCAGCCTAAGATGATTCCAGACAAAGTTGCCGCAATCCCAATTAGTGCTGTAATAAGTGTAAAGTCCAAAAGCATCACCTCTTTCAAGCCTGTACATTATATGAATTTCGTATCAGTATTGTGACTGACCTATTCTGGAGCATAAAAAATACGCCCTGTGTGGCGTTCTTGGTGTTGCGCATAAAGGGTCTATTGTGCAGCAACCGGATTACCGTTTTCATCTAACCCTAAGGCCAAAAGGTCTGCCTTTACTGGCTCCTGATACCTCACCGGGACTTGGTCAAACGTCCTCCGTCCACTAATAACCAAAGCAACATACAAATCAACCATATCAATTCCTCCTGTTAATTTTTTAATAATCCAATTAAGCATTGAGTAACGCCTGCACATCCACACGGTAGCGGTCAGGTACTTGCTCAATAGTACGTTTCCCAACAATCACGAGGTTATAATATAGTTCAATCATTAGACTGTACCCCCTAACTGTTCTCGGAGCATAAGGACTTCCTCAAATACGGTGGCCAGAGCATCCATGAGGATGAGGTTATCACCCTTAATTTGACTCAGTTGCTCTTCAATTGGCCTTGGGATGCTCGACGGCATGACAGGTTCTACGTATCTATCATCAAAAGCTAGAAAATTTCCTTCTGTGACATTGGCAACCTCAACTAAAATTAAGCCGTTTAACTCCTGTTCTGCTATAATACTTTGCACTTCATCTTCTGAATCGTATTTAATAACTCTCACTAAAAATCCTCCTTTATGGCTGGATAGAATATTGTGGGGCTGCAACAGACGAAAGGCCGTATTGAATTAAATTGTTGCCAAAACCCGTTACTGAGGTATTGCCCCATAAGTAAACTTGAATTGTGTCTCCTGCGGAGATATTTACATCTTCTGTATACACAACATAGTCATAAGAGGTTGTTTGTCTTAGAGTTCCAAAAGCTACGCCGTTTTTAAAGATTTGCCCATATATAGTTCCGAATTCAGAAGTCACCCGCATATTAAATTTAACTCTAATACTACCATCATATATAATGGTCTAAGAAAACTCGACAAAGAAATGGCCTGAAAATAATGAACCTGATATAATAACCATATTCAAAGAAAGCAGGTCATTAAAATGAGAAGAAGAACATTCAGCGCCGAGTTCAAAGCAAAAATTGTGCTCGAAGTCCTCAAAGGCGAAAAAGAAATCAGCGTCATCGCCAGTGAAAACGAAATCGCTCCTAATCAGATCCGCAATTGGAAAAACGAGTTTATTGCGAATGCAGCCTACATCTTCGATAACAAGAAGGATGAGAAGCTCCAAGAAACTCTAAAGGCCAATGCAGCTGAAAAGGATGAGCTATATAAAAAAGTCGGGCAGTTAACCACACAGGTTGACTGGCTTAAAAAAAAATCTGAAGAACTGTTTGGACCTGATTGGGAGAGTAAATTTACTGCGCGCCCAAAAGGATAGCAAAGAGCTCCCTCTATCAACTGCAGCCGAACTTCTTGATGTAAACCGTAGCAGTGCATACTACAAGGCTAAAGAACCATCCGAGACAGAGTTGGCCGTTAAGAATGCAATCGACAAGATGCATACAGACAATCCGGCCTGGGGTTCAAGGCAGCTTTCCAAGAAGCTTAAGCGGCTCGGATTTGACATCGGCAGATTGAAAACTCGCAGATATATGCAGGAAATGGATATTCATACTATCTATCCAAAACCGAATCTGTCAAAGCCTGCCAAGGGGCACAAGGTATACCCATATCTCCTGAGAAATGCGAATATTACAAGACCTAATCAAGCATGGTCTATTGATATTACCTACATACGCCTTAAGCATGGATTTGTCTATTTGACGGCAATTATCGACTGGTACAGCCGCCTTATCGTTGGCTGGGAACTGGACGACACCTTGTCCACCACGATGGTCAAATGTGCTCTTGAAAAAGCCTTCTCTGTTGCAAAACCGGAAATTCTCAACTCAGATCAGGGAAGTCAGTTTACTGGGCACGAATACATTAATCTCGTCGAAAGCAACAGGGTTAAAATCAGCATGGATGGCAAAAGCCGGTGGGCCGATAACATCATGATTGAGCGCTGGTTCCGCACACTTAAATACGACGAGGTCTATCTGAAGGATTACGAGAATATCAAGGATGCCAGAAAGCAGATTGGAGAATTTATCCACACATACAACTTCGAAAAACTGCATTCTGCTCTTGATTATCAAACTCCTGCAGAAAATTATTATCCGGTATTGCTCGGGATGGCAGCGTAGTTGCAACCATCAAATGGTAAAATATGGTTCATTAATTTAGCCCATGAACTTTGTCTTGACAATCGAGCCACTATAATAATTAAGCTTAACCCATTTTCGAATAGGCGTTGGAGTTGTTGCCATAGATCCAGTTCCTGCAGTTTCGCTATAAATCAATATATCGCCTGCTACAGGATTGATTTTAACCGCCAACCCTGCAACTCCACCGACTGTTTCCCCTGCCACAATCTTACTTGCTAAAGCTGGAGCCAATTCCGCAGTAATCGTCCCGCCTGGGGTATATCCTGCTGGGACTGTCTTTGTTGGCTTTGCACTTCCAGTAATTTGTAGAGTTGCGGCTTGGCTTCCGTTTGAGGGCATAGTTCCTACTCGCTTGGTTTTAGGGTCTGTATTGTAGTAAGTGTATCCACTCAAAACTTGCGCATCACCCGCATTCCCTGTGAGCTTAACACCTCCTTTACCCTGTAATATAAAATTTACGCCATCGTACCGCAGAGTAAAGACTCCGTTTAGATCTCCAGAGGCTACATCTGTACCGTCTGGGTTTTTTATGCTCTTGGCTCCTTTACCTTGCCAATTAAATGTTGATGCGCCCGTATTAACTACATGGAATTTTGCGGTAATGGCTACCCCTGTAACCAGTGCAGGGAGAGCCGGAGTGGTCGAAGCTGTATAAGCATTCGCACTTCCAGCGGTCACGGTGTAAGGTATTTGTTGCGTAAAATCCGCCTCATGCGCAGCAAAATCATCTATTTTCTGTGATAGCAATGGATGTAATTCTTCCTTTGTAATTTTTCCAGCCACTATTTCACCTTCCTTATAAAAAATCATTCTACTTTGTGTCGTATTAAGTGCTTACACGGTAAGCAACGATTGAACCGCATCTCTGTACTCCTCTGATTTAATAGAGTCAAGAGTAATAACATTACGCTTTACAAGGTTAATTAATTTATTTAAATAAACTTGATTAAGCATTATAATATCCCCTCCTGTTTTAAAATAACTCAACTTTCGCACCTTGGTTGTGCGAACAAAGCCTTGATATAACTGGGCAAACCACTGATCCAATTGTGTAATTGACTTATTGATTCGTAATTCTCAGGTTTATGTGGCAATAGATTAAGAACAAACGCCATTAATTGACGTATCGCTGTTTTTAAATCTAAATCCACGACCTCATCGGCAAAAAGGTAAAACAACCCACCTAGGGAGCGCTCATCGTTATTCTCCCTACGTTCCCACTCTAGGATAAGGTAGCGAGAAAAGACAATGGTAGTGTGACTGAGCATCATATCAAATGAGCGGCCTTGGAATTCAGTACCCAGCTTCAGGTGTGATTTAGCCATTTTGAAAAAGGTTTCTATGCCCCAGCGCATGCCGTAAATTCTTACCATCTCAGCATTATCTAATCCGAGGTCTGTCGTTAGAATGGCCAACCATTCTCTACGGTTGTTTCGATTCTGGACGAAGACCATCTTAAGGGGTAAGCCTGAAGAAGTTTGAACTCGTACTGAGCCTAGGATTTTAGCTTTTGAGTTTTTAGGGACTTTAGCATAGAGCTCACGTAAACTCAGCAATTTTCCCTCAAAAAGATAACGCTGTTTGAGCTCTTTAACCATTCCGATAACATGAAGTTCCTTATCCATGAGCCTTTGTAGTAGCGGAGCATGAGTAAACCAACTATCCATTAAAACGTAATCTGCTGAGAAGCCAGCCTTGAGAGCCTGTTCAAGCATTTGGACGACAGCATCTGGCTTAGAGCCTAAGGCCTCCATCCGTCGTTTATAGCCGATAGAGCGTTTGTCCAAGCCCTCTCGCATTTCACAAAAACGGTTTTTAGCTTTAGTAGAACTCATTAGTGTAAAATCAATGGGCGCGAAGCTGTAGCCATCAGACCAACCTAACGTAAGCAGGCTATAGCCGCGGATAAAGCGACCTGAAACATGGTCAAAAATCCGTGCCAAAAGTTCAACCTTCTTACTGCGTTGTCGACTCATGACAGAGTCATCAATGATAAAAACACGGATACGCCCAGCGGAGGTGAGTTTTTCAATTCGCCCTACGATCTTGAGACTGAGTAGCTGATAGAAACGTCTCCAGTTATACCGAGATTCATTAAGAAAACGATAAACGACATCCTTGCCGGGGAGAGACTCAGCTTGATTTCCTTCGAGTAATCTAAACAGGTTACGTCCTTGGAAAACTAACTGAAAAATGATTTGAAATACAGTGAAACTCGAGACCCCATAGGACTTGCGGATTCCAGTTGCTCGAAGCAGTTGACTCAGCTTAAGGGTAGAAAAAATCAAGGAAAGTTGATTTTCATGCTGTTCAGACAGAGAGTTGTGTTGTAACATTGAAGTACGCACCTTTCTGTTTTGGAATAATGGGTTGTTTCGTCACTTTCCATTTTACCAATTCTGAAAGGTGTTTTTCTGTCAATGAACTAATTTATTTTTTTCAAACCCAGTCACAGACTGGATTAGATCAAACTTTTGCTATGCGAAAGTTGAGAAAATAATAATATCCGTGTTATCTTTAATATCCCTCAAAATAAATTCGTTAGGTCTTACATCTGAAAAGATTAGAAAATTGCCTTCTATAATATTCTGTTCCTCAATTAATACTTTATTTGGGTTTGAATCAATAACACTTTTCCTATCCTGTTCGGAAATATATTGTATTTTTGTAATCATTTTTACCCTCCTACTCAAAATAGCTCGGGAATTGGTCTTGAGCATACACACCGATGTCAAGTATAGTCATATATCCTCCTTCACATACACCATTGCCCCACGCATAAACTTGGAAAACATCACCAGCAACACAAGAAAAATCTTCTGTATAAATAAAATAATTAGGGTTACCTATTACGCTTCTTAAAGTACCAACTGCTATACCATTTTTATATACTCTAGCATAAGCACCTTGCCCATAACTTCCACCATTAAATTTAAATTTTATCCTTATTGTGCCTGGATATTTTGGCTTAAATTGAGGAGACCTTGCTACAGGTGTAGTACCACCGCAATATATTTCTTGGGGACTGGTATTTATGATTTTCACATTTTCTCCAGCTGTAATTGTAGTAACTCCCCAAGCAGTTCCTGCTACCCCTCCTATTGTATTACCAGCCAAAATCTTACTGGCTAGCGCAGGATCAAGTTGAGCAGTAATCGTACTAGCAGGTACATATCCCGCAGGGATAGATTTAGTCGGCTTTGCGCTGTCAGTGATTTTCAGGGTTGCGGTTTGGGAGGGGTTGTTGGACATTGTGCCAGTTACTTTAGACTTCGCGTTTGTGTTATAAAATGTCTTTCCACTCAGTACATTTGCTGCCACTGCATCTCCAGACAAAGCAAGTGTTCCATTAACTATGCCTGTTTCTGTGCCAAAAGTGTATCCACTCAACACCTCCGATGCAGTTGCTGTTCCATACTCACCCCCTTCACCCTGCAAGATAAAAGACGCGCCATCGTAACGGAGGGTATAGACTCCATTCAGCTTTAAATTCCCTGGGCTAACATCACTCCCGTTTGCTTTTTTTATTGCCTTTGCACCCTTGCCGTTCCAGTTCAGGGTGGCCACACCTGTGTTTGCAGCATGGAACTTAACCGTAATGGCTACTCCAGCCACCAAAGCAGAGAGAGCTGGAGTCGTAGATGCTGTATAAGCATTAGCACTCCCCGCCGTCATCGCATAAGGTATCTGCTGCGTAAAATCCGCCAAATGCATAGCAAAGGCATCATACCCCGCCACTCCTCCGGGGATATCCTTTTTCATCTCATCAGCCATTTTAGACTCTGTCACAGTATCATTAGCCAGCACTGCCGCTGATATCGCTCCCTCCGGACCGATGGCCACATTCTTCCATACCTGAACAAATATTTCTGTTCCTATATTTACGCCTTCCGCCAACCGAACTATTTTCGGGTCAACAACACTGTATCGCTCCGTGCTCAGCACCGTACTATTCTGGGCAACGGTCACCGTATCTGTTTCCTTAACGAAGGTTTCCAAAGGTATTTCAAAATCAATTTGACCCTGCTGATCAGCCGCCAATACATATGAGTAGGTTACCAGCTTGGGGATGCCGGTAGCTGTAACCAGCTGAATTTGCTGATCGGTATAGGCTTTGCTGCTTTGTTCCGCTTCCCCAAGCTGCTCTTCCAGAACAGCTAATCCAGCTGTGGCTTCATTCACTTCTTGCCCCAACTGGCTAAAATCTTCCTCAGTAACAATTTCACCATATTGCCAGTTTGTCTTTGCCATTCTCACCCCTCCTTAACCCGAATGGTTTGCGTTATGATTGTATCTGCGGTAATTGGTACATATACTTCATTTGAGCTGATGACATTATCAGAAACATCCTTAAGCTCGATTAAAACTACTGTCGGCACCACGCCACTAGGAACAATATATTGCATATTAACCAAGCCTTGCTCTGTCTCTTTAATACTAAAGTCGGTGATTTCGTAGCTCTCATTTAATACGATCTTGGCTACCTGACCATCTACATAATCTGCCACATTGGATAAAAACTCTGTTGATATCACTTAACGATCACCTCCAAATCTGCTACAGCAAAAGGCGTCATTCCTACCTTCCATGTTGAGCCCAGTCGGGTTTGTCTCTCTAATGTACGGAAGCGTATATGCTCTTCCAGAGAGATATGATCACCTAAAGCGGTTTGCTGGTTATAGATCAAGTTTGCCGGTTTGATGGTTTTTATTGTCCTCTCAACCTCTTTAAAGAGAGCCGCATTTTCAATGGCGGTCTCCACGAAAAGTAAAAAATCTTGACCATCCGCACTCACAATTGCTTTCTCCTCACCCACCAGAAAATCCAAACGTTCCTGGAGATAACGAATAGTGAACGGCGGCTTAGTTGAGTAACGGTTAATAATCCGTTTTTTCCGGAAGTCCAGCGTTTCAGTCGTGGGATCAGCCTGGATGCCCAGCATTCTTTCCCGGCGTTTTACTGCCTCATAGCCTGAAGTGAGAACAAATTGGTCAGCGAGTTGCTGATCCACTGTCTCACCGAGAGACTGTATTTCGGTATCCACTGCATCAGCTAGAAGTTGAAAGTCTAAAATGTTATCAAACAATTGGGGCCAATATTCTCTAATCGACTTACTCATTGATAATCACCGTCCCCAGGATTGGAATTTCTTCCTCATTAAGCAAGAAATTGGCCTCCGTCCCATTAAGCTTTGTTCCAGTCACATCTTCGACACCTTGGACAGTAAGCATCCGGGCATCAATTTGTGCTGTGCGGATGATAATCTGGGTTTGCGCGGCCCAGGTTTTTCTTTGTTCTAAAAGATAGGCATCTAAGACTGCTTCCACATCGAACTGAACCTGCCCAGGAGTTACACCTGGCGTAAGTGTGAGTGTCGTTTCCACATCCACCGTAACCTTATCCACCCCGGCAATCGTCACGGTATGGCCGATCGGTGCCTGCCCCAATCCCATCCCCTGGTTCTCTTCCGGATCCATGGTGGATTGGACCTCATTCACTAATTCAGGAGATGGCTTAGCCCAGTCAGAGGCAATAATCGTACATTTCACAGTGCCACCGCCAGCCCAGGTTGGAAAGACTTTGGTTCCTCCTACGCCATTGATAGCATTGATTTTTTGCCGATAATCTGCCATATTCCCGCCAAAAGCCGGTTCGTTTACCGTCTCATAGTATCGGGAGAGCAGGGCTTCGTCTGTCTCCTCATCCTCACCTGGAACCAGCACCTCGGTGAGTTCCGCCCTGGCCAAACTATTGACATAGGCGATAGGGAGCAAATCCCCAAACTGCTGATTGCCTGCTGTGCCGGCCGTTTCACATTCAAGGACATACGCGCCGGTACTGATCTGTTCGATAGCGGTATAATTCAGCCCACCGATGCTGTAGCGGCTGCCTAGCGGAATGTTAAGAAGGGCATTATTACTATCCAGAAATCCGCCACGCCGCCAGGCTTTTGTAGCCACCTTCCGCTTGATTCCAAACTCAGCGGCCCGGCGGGTTAAAAATTCTCCGCTGGCCGTATCCGCGAAAGAAAGATTATTGTTAACCTCTAACTCGGCATATGCCTGAGCCAGCTCTGCCGCTGCCGGGGCCAGGGCATCGTAAATCAGACTGCCCTCCCGCTTGTCGATGGTCTCCGGCACCCTGGCGAGCATCCTGACCAGAATCGCCTCATAAGTCTGATGTTCATACATTAATCGCCCACCTCCTGAGTCATATTGAATCTCCCATAGGTGCTGATCACGGTAAACTCAATCAGCAGGCTATCTCCCGCAGCTGTGGTCTGCACATTTTCGACTCCTGTGATCCGATCATCTTGAGTCAATGCCTCTTCAAGCATCCTAATAGCTTCAGATTTCACAAAAGCCCGATTCATGCCTATCAATTGACCCAACTCACTACCGTAATTCGGGGTATAGATCAAATGGCGAAACCGCTGGGTCTGCAGAATCTTGGCCGCGGCTTGTTGCACAGATTCCAATCTGTCCAGCCTCCCAGTGATGCGCCCTTTGGCCGGGTCAAGCCTCCAGGTAAGGGAAGGCCGTTGGGCATACTGAATCACCCCATGGGTAATGCTTCCACCTGTGGGGATCATAAAGACACCACCACCTTATCTAAAATGACATAACGCTGCCCACCCTGGACTCTAAGCATCAAAACCCTATCCCCCGGGGCAAGTCCGGAGCGAATCACGATTCTTTGGGTTAAAGCTTCCGACGTGTCACTCGTAGAACCATCATCGGTGTATTGATGCGTATGCTGCAAATCCACTTCGTATTTTGTCATTCTCTCCGGCACCATTAAAAAATCCGCCGGCAGTATAAAGCGTTGATCGACTTTGACACTGAGCGGATGCACGGTTAAGATTTCGCCAAAAAGGATATTTACAGGGTTCGAGGCATCCACAGCATCAGATCCAGCTGCTTTGATCAAGTCTAATAAACTAGACATTATATCACCTTCCTAGTTTGTTTTTCCATCAAATAACCCTTAATTCCAGGCTCATAGTATGATTCACCCCATCGAAGCTATGAGTACATTCATCGACCAGAAAAGGCTGATTGATTCCATACTCCGCTATTTGAATTCGTACATAGCGACCGGCCCGAACCTGGATATCCCCTAGCGCCTCGATCTTAAGAGATTTCGTCTCCCGATTTTTAATGGCAGATAGATTTTTAAGCAGCTCATCAATCTGGGCATAATTCATCTTTTCATCTACCGATTGACAAAGCTGCAACACTCCCCATTTGGCCACATTAGCACTGTCGCGTTCCTCGTAGACTTCACGCATCCCGGTTTCCTCATTGTCCTTATATAACTTGATGACATTGTGCGTATCAGAATCAATTGAGATCTTATGACTGAAGTCTGTCATAAGGCTATGATCGCCGATGATAAAATCCAAGAGAAAATCCTCAACATTCCGAACGGTTAGAACCCCGAAATCATCAAAGAAGACATAGTTCTTGCCGGTATTGATGAGCGTCAGGTCCAGTGCCTTACAGATCATATCCATCAGCTTCTGGTTATCTTCGGATAGAGTCGGTATCCTATACTCTGTATCATCAATGCGGCCTATCTCTAGTTGGAACTTGGCAGCTATTTCTCTGACTAGCTCTGAGGCTGTGATATTCGTATAAATACAAGTATCACTGGCCATGAGATAGCGCAGCTGGTCATAGCAGGTGATCCTGACCTCCTCATCCTTACCGCCATCTATACTAAAGATATAACCATAGAAGACATTGGTGCCATCTTCCATCTGAACATGGACAATGTCCCCGTTGGAGTACTTAAAGGACTGTTCCTGATCGGGCGCACTCTTGATGAGTGTAAAATCCATGCTACCGGCCTTGCCAATTCGGCTCGTTTTCCAATTCAGAGCAGCGACGATCTGGGAGACGTCCCACACGTTTCCATCTTTATTGTCGATCGCGATTTTCAGCATCCTTTAACTCTCTCCCTTCCGCTGGATCTATTTAGGGCAGTTTTACTACCCGACCGATCTTCAGCCGCTTAATATCCGCGTCCGTAATACCATTTAGCTTTTGTATTTCCGGCCAGCGGGCACCATTGCCCAAATGCTTCTGCGCCACCGCCCACAGAGTATCCCCAGCCACCAGTGTATAGGTCTTAGGGGAGTTAGTTTCATTTGGTCTGACCGGCGCCGGAGGCGGTACTGCCGCTGTGGAAGCCGATTTATGGATAAGATTTTCTATCGGTACCTTTTGTGCCGCATAGGGGATATACCTTTTTAGCTTAAGGGAGTATTCAAGATCCCCTGAGCCGCCGGCAACCTCTTTCCATTCAAAGCTCTCAATACTGGCCAAGGTGTTGATTTCAAATCTGTCCGAGCTAAAAATAAAGTGGATGGGTTGCTTAGACTCCATCCATTTTATGATAAGTTGGACATATTCGATAGGCTGCAAGAGTGTTTGAACTGTCACAAAGGGATAGCGCTGGGCTGGAAAGATGCTGCTGAATCCGTACTCGATGCGCTGGGGATTCTTAATAATGTTGATTTCACCCAGGGCTATGATGTCATAGGTTTTGTTGTTGCCAGACTTATTCACTTCAAGGCTTCCCGGCATGACAGGAAGCTCGAAGGATTCGGCCTGGTTGCTGAGGCTGAGTTTAATGTTATAGGGCATTTGGAATCACCTGCCTTTCAGGGGTATCTTTACTACTTAATTTCCATATACTGCTGATGCTGATGATGTGATATCTCTCTCCAGCATTGTCTTAATCTTTGCGACGATGGTGTCCGCATCGCTCCCGTTACGGATGTCTCCTGTAGTCACAGATACGGTCGGTGTCAGGGTAACGAAGTTTTGGATGTTCTTCATTTCGGCCAATTCACGCATGATCTTCAGATCCTCACTGGAGATATCTACAGTATCCTTGATTTTGCCGACTGTTCCAACTTCGTCAATGTTGGGGATGCCTTCTTCCCCCCCTCCTCCAGCTATTGCTCCAATATCGTTGTTAAGTCCGAACATATTTGTTAAATCAAACTTTTTACTGAGGTCGTCTCCCCATTTATATCCAGACTCAAAAGCCTTAGTAGGCTCATAGCGTTCAAACTGTATATCACGCGAATCCAAGCGTTCAAATTTGTATGTCGGCTCGCCCACTAAATCATCAACTACACCCTTCAGCCCGTCCCGCCATCCACCAACTACATCAACTAAGTTAGATCCAAATATTGCGTCGATCGCCGATGCTACGGTCACCAGAATCGAAAGAATTGTATCGGCCATACCGGAGAATAACCTTACTATCGAGCCTACTGGATCATTAAACACATTGGCGATGAATTCCGCAAGTATAGGAATAATATTTAATACTGTGTCTACTGTATTTAGCATAAAGTTTGCAATAGCAACTAGAATGTTTCCTATGAAGGCTACAAGCCACATAAAAGCCCCTGCGATTAGACCTGTAGCAGAAATACTAGTTCCTGCGAAATGATTCACGGCGGCCACAGCGAGATAGAAGATACCAATCAAAATGAAGATTGCTCCGATAATCCAGGTGATAGGGCATGCGGCTAGGGCAGCATTCAACCCATTCTGGGCTATTATTAATCCGATTATTGCTAGCGTTTCTGCCGATGAGGCTGCGGCATGTGCAATCTTAAGCGCAATATCTTTAACTGTATTTGCCATACTTATAAGCGATTTGCTGTTGTATATGATCAAAGCACCAATTATCATCCACAATAATGGTATGATCATGCTCCAGTTCTGCTGTATTCCTATCGCTAATCCTATAGCCATACTCGACAGATTCGACACAAGTTTTGAAACCACAAAAATACCATTACTTAGCCCATTGAAAAAGGCTTGCATTTGCCCGTCCTCAAACATTTGGTTTATCAGATCAAAAAGTGGCGTTAGTGCTACAACGGAACTTTCCCCAGCATTCGCCATATTAAATTTAAAATTACTTACAACTCGTTCCCACTTTGCAGCCGGCCTATCCAGCATCTTTTCAAAAGCTTCTTCCGTCATATTTTGCTGATTTAATAACTCATCCATTCCTTTAATGAATCCATCCACATCCCCTTGCAGACCGGCTTGGTATGCCGCACTGCCCTGGAGCATTGTTCCGCTTATATTAAAGCCTTCGGCGATTGATGTGTAGTCGCCGGACATAAGTTCCTTCATGGAAAGAGCTGCCCCTTCTAATCCTTCTGCAGGGTTCAGTTTTGAAAGCCGCGCCGCTAAAGCATTAAGTTGAGCTAACTTATCAGGATCCATGGTAGTGGACATAAAGGACATTGCTCCCGAAAGGGAGGTATTTACATCTTCTCCCCATCCCACAGCCTGCTTTGTAATCCGGTCATAAATCACTGCACCTAAAGGCTCGCTCCCGGTTTTTATACTGAAGATATCCATGATCTGCTGTTGCTCCATTGCAGCACCAATTGTTGGCTCACCGATTACTTTGGCAGCCTTGATTAAACGGTCTGCAACATCGGACATTTTACCGAACATTTTTAACGCCGAATCGATCGTTGCCACATTGCCACCTCCTTTGGGTTTCCTGGCGAAAACAAGGTTTCGGCTAGTATGGTGTATTAGATATTATCTTTTTTTCCTTTTGGCCCTGGCCGCCTCGTCTTTCTCCTTTTTAATCCTGATATCAATCATGGCATAAACAACCGCCTTTTCCTTACGGGGTAATCTTACCAATGCCCCGGGTAAAATATGAAGCTCGTGGAGGGCGTAGTAAGCGTAATTCGCCTCACCATCGCCCTCCTCAATTAGTTTTTTGCTTCTTCGACCAAATCGTTCATGCTCTTGTCATAACCATTGACTTCACTGACAATATTGGAAAAAGTGGCATATTCGCCATCCTTCATTTTCGTTTTCATAGCTTTCAACAGATTTTCAGCCCCCAGCACACCCCAGCTTTGCTGAAGCTCCTGAGATTTGAAATCAGGAACTGTTGTTGTTTCAATAGTTAACTTAGCCACAAAGGCATCCTGATCCGTTTCAACAAGCCGCTGACCTTTATGGAAGGTTGTTTTGCGGCAGCTCCTCCTGATCTCGTCACCCGTGGCGGCTGAAATAGGCTTAAACTTCATAATCTTTTCCTTCCCGCCAAGGCTTACTCTCCGTTCAATCGGTTCAGCCTCTTCAAAACTGTCCATTAAGAAATCCTGTAAATCACTCATAATTCTTTAATCCTCCTAAACTCCCCAAGACTTAAAACTCTTATTGCCGCAGGCAAGAGAAGGAGACCAGAATACTGCTGATCTCCTTTAAAACTCTTCTTTAAGACGAGTTGGGGATATGCCCCATACCCTGTCCATAACCCCGGCCCATAATCGCAAAACCCTTTTATCCCGTCACCGGCCGGCTGAACTGATCCAGCATATCAATATCCTCGAAGGTAAAGGGCATCTCCTCTTCCAAAGGATCGTCTGAAGTGATATCAAAAGACGCTGCTGTAACGCTGTCCAGATTGCAGCCCTTAAGCACAATGGTCTGCTTTCCTACACCCGAGGCCGGGTCCTCATTGACGATCTGAAGATCAAAATAGAAATCCCGCCCGGTTTTCACATAGTCGATCATCAGCTGCCTGAACAGGCTCGTAATATAATAGATCGTCAGGGTCCCACTGCCGGTCCAGCCAGCAGCCTTCTTTCCCACATTCGTCCTGCCGAGAATAGGCACATCCGCTTTATTTTTTTCGATAGTTGCCTCAATGGATTTAGCATAAAATAACTCTTCCACCCGGCCATTGATCGTAGCAAAAGCTTTGGCCTGCTTGCCGCTCACTGCGTCTTCCGCTCTTAAAAATGCCATCTTATCTCACCTGCACTTTCTATTTAATCCGCACACGAACATAAATCTTTTCAATGCTGTCTACCGGCCATGCGTAAGCCTCAATATAAACCCCATCCACATCGTCCCCGGACTGGACTGTTAGATCAGTCTGACCATCAAAATTCTTAATTGCGTCAATATCCTGCAAAGTGTTCATGTAGTTAATGCACTCTGATTTCAACAAATTCCGTCCCTCTGCATTATTGGACACTTTACCGATATAGAACTTAGAAAAAATCCGCACAAAATCATTATTGATTCCATCCAGAACCCTGATCACCCGGTTCTTGGCAAACTGTTTTCCTTTATCCGCCGTGAAACTGGTCAGTGTGTTAATATCCTGCTCCACCAACGCCTGGTTATCACTGGCGGTAAATAAAAATTCCCCCGCCTGCAAAGCCGCGATGATCTGTGCATTGGTATACCGGGGGGCCACATCAACAGCCCCATCATAGCCCTGATAAGTGAGGGATTCGTTCACCCGTGCCCCTGCCGTGGCACCGGCTACCCACGCTGTCGCCTGAGCGGCCGTCAAGGTAGTTCCATCAGCGAGCACCACACCGTTTTTAACACTAATCACACCCTCATAGTCAGCCGCCGGATAGTTTTCGAGAACGACCTGGATCTTCTTCCCTTCGTCATCCCGGAGCCGTTTGGTAAAGGCGGTGAAGGTGGCTTTGAGCGCATCATCTGTGCTGGGAAGTGCGATAGTGTTAAAGTCGAAAATCTCCACAGCAGCCAGATAATCGACATAAGCCTGATTGGTTACAGTTCCGTCGGAGCCGTTCACCAGTGAAGCACCTGCTGTTTCCGTTAAGGTACCGGTACCGGAAAAGATGACCCAATCATTTGCAGCAAGGCCGGCGATATCAGACACAGTTTGCTTATTGAGCTCGGCTCCATCCACTAAGGTGGACACATCAAACTTTGTCTCATCATCGATATTTTCCTGGATAACCAGGGCAATGTCGTTACCACGGGCTCCACCCCACTTGGCCGTTACCGTCAAGTTTCCGACCGTCACTGCCGCCTTCGTGCCGGCGTTCAGCCGGTAGAGGAGCAACGTCTTGGCCCGTTTCAAAGCCTCATTGATCAAGCGTAATTGGGCATCCATGATGGAGTACCCCAATTTGGGGAATACATCCTCACCGGCTTCGATGGTGATGATTTTACCGGGTTCGCCCCAGCTCAGAATCAGGGGCATGGATACAATCCCCCGTTCCCCCAAAGTCCCTGCCGCCTGGGGCTCAGATTTGAAATTGATATACACGCCGGGTCTCACCTTGTTTTGAGCTGTAAATGTGCCTGCTGCCATTTATTTAGCCTCCTTTGTTCGAAAGTCCTCAGAAATTGAGATAACCTCACTTTTGGTATAGTTGGCACCGTCCTGCAGCAAAGCCTCCAGCACATCCCTTTGCTGCGCTGAGAATTGCTTTGATTGCAGAATCTGCAGCTTTGAATATACTTTTTCAATAAGTTCATCTTTCTTAGCCACGAATAAATCCCTCCTGTTCCATGGTCTGCATCAGTGGCTCCAGTGTCGCCTCTTTTATAACCTGGAAATTATAATCCACAAAAAAATGCAGTACCCCTGCGACGATTTCATGTCGCATTTTCGTGCCTCGCATTAGTCCGTCGCCCTCATCAACCACTGGGATCAACTCCATTGCTTCGTACAGTTGCTCAGCCACATCGTGCATGTCCTGATTTTGTCTATTCCCTTCGCCTTCTCCCTCATCTACTACTACCGGGAAGTAGCAAATATCGAAAGAGTGGTTCCGTTGATATCGCCGGCCAAGAAGCTGATTCTGCGACACCGGGAAAAGCTTGACAAAAAAACAAGGCTTATCAAAGCCTTGCAGGATCTCTTCGCCATAAACAGAGATGCCGGGGAAATGTTGATGCAGTATTGTTATCACACTGTCCCGGATCCCATTGACTGTAATAGCTCTCATTGGATCACCCCCTTCGACAGTAGGTTATTCATGATTTGCCCCATTGGCCGCTTGGCCGGATACTTGGGCATCTCTTGTTCCATCTCCTGCATGAAGATGTTCATCATAAATCTGCCTTCTGCCCAGCTATTTTTCTTTCCGACATTCGTCCCGGTAAAGCCATAGTTCTCCTGATAGGCCATCCTCACCTCCTAAAAAAGGAAAGGCGCCCATCTCTCGACGCCTTTCACTGATACCATAATACTACGGAAATGGTGTTAAATACTTCGCAAATTCTACACTTATATTAACCTCATCCTTAAAGCAAACTTCCTGATTATCCTTTTTTTATCTCCATAGTATTTTGTTTGCCCTATGTGCAGCTCACCAATGATTCCAAAGTCTGTATAGCAACTCTTAAAATACTTCATCTCCACTAACCGTGTTTCCTCTTCCGACAACTCTGCTAAGACATCCTCGATGCACATCACAACATCTTTCATCCTTCTAACTCTCTGTTCATTAGCAATAACCCCTGCTACTTCATCATATGTTGGGTCACTGATCCGATTCTGTGCAAACCTCCCCGTCGGGTCTTTGCCAAGCCCCGATTTAGCACCTCTATACAGCATCTCTTTATCGTATTCACCAATAAGTTTTTTATAGGTCCGATAATTCCTAAGTTCTGCCTCGACATATTGGTGAATATGCTTCTCAATTCTTTCTTCCACTGCCGCTCCACTCCTTTATCTGCTCACACCAACTCTATCAGCTTACTGGAACATCGCACATCCACCAACATGTATTGCTGTGGTGCCCGCGTGATCCATAGTGAAGGTGCTCTTCACAACGCTTAAAAATTAATAGTTCTATTTATTTCACTTCTGATTTCTTCTATTCGTTTTACAACGTCTCTGAGGGAAGTGCAATCTGATTCCCTGATTTGACGCTTTACAAGTTCCTTAAGACAATGATTGAGATCTGAGCAATAAGCAACTGCTTTCAATTCTTCCTGCCCCTTTGTCTTTTTACCGTTACTAACGAATTTTGTGTTAAGAATATATTGGTATTCATCAGAGGTGATGCAGTATTTCTCATTTATGTCGATTCGCATACTATCTCTCCACCTTTATATCCAACTTCTCCGCGCTCCGCCTGGAAGAGTTTTTTCCTGTAGATTTGCATCATTGACTATAGTTTGTATAACCGCTTATGTTAGCGAACCACTGATCCTACTTAAGTAATCCATACAGCAGACAACTTCAACTTGATTATTAATGAGCTGATGTACTGACTCGGCGAAACATGATATACTAAGCTAGAGATTATTTTTATTCCGCCCGTTAAATCTTCCAGGACTTGCGGGCATTTTCTTTTTGTTCAGGCGTTTTCATTAGCCTGACTTCCCTTCAATAGAAATACATTCTGCATTTAACTTTTTTCTTGAGCATTGTAATTCACCTCCACCTTTTCTCTTTGGATAGTCAGGGCTTTATGGTCCCTCCCCTGACTAATATCTCAGCCCATTTGCTCTTAGGGAGATTATCCAGCTTTCGAGTACGATAAGACGTGATTGCCTTAAGCCACTTCAAAGGTTTTATTCTATATAGCCTGCAACCGCTCATTCATTTCACCTCCCATCCCCATCGATAATCTCTAAAATAACTACTGGCAAGGGTATCTTTGACGTTCACGCCGACGGAGAAGAGTTGCAATCCTTAAAGCTTGGTTTTCACCAAACATATTCTCATTCCAACTTCATATTTCATGAACCCCCAATACCACCTTACTTCACAAATTGTGATGTGTCAATATCTTTTATTCATATTTCATGAATATTATCTTGATTAAGATCATAGTTATCTATATAATCAACACAAGGGAGTGGTTATCAATGGAGGCAATTAAATTAAGGGTGGCGGAAAACCTACGCAAATATCGCGAAAGAAAAGGTATAACCCAGAAACAATTAGCCGACCATCTAGGGGTCAGAGACAATACGATCTCATCGTGGGAGAAAGGGACCAACTCTATCGACATATCTACTCTTCTGAACATTTGCAATTTCCTAGAGATTAACCTGGACGATATCTATGGAATAAGTGACAAAAAAATATCCCCCGTTGAATTAACAGAGGATGAACTGGCTCTTGTCTCAAATTTTCGCAAGCTGTCCCATGATAACAAAATGAAAATCCTTGGAATGATCGAATTAAAAGCTTCCGAAGATGCATGA